AAAAACATATTAACACCACCCATAACAGGACCGGGTAATCCGCAAGCGTTCATAAAGGCCTCACCACAATAATAGAAATTTGTTTCCTTATATTTGGTTTTTGAAGAGAATTTCTCTTTGTAATTAAATTCTTTTTTCTTTATACTTTTTGCCATTTCTTAAAATTTTTTAGATAAAAAAACATGGACACCTACTTGGACATTGTGTCTATGTAAGTGTCCATGTTCATTAAATTAGAACGGTAACTCTGAATCTACATCTTCACTATCTTGAAGATCGGGAGTAGATGATTTCGATACACCGATGGTTTCTTCTGCGGTAGAATCGGATACCCATTTTTTACTATCAGAATCCCATCTTGGGGTCTCACCTTTTGCAACCATTTCAAGATATTCTACAGGTTTTTTAGAATAAACATCAGACCAAACCAATTCATCATTAATCCATTCTTGAGCGATTGATTCATCACTGTGTAATGGTCCCACGTCTTCGGGGATCACAGAACTAACCGCCGTATATTCTTTACCATTACCTGATTTTGTAAGTGACAATGTCACGATCAAGTCACGACCTTTTTGTGGATCAGTGATATCTCCCTTGTTTCTCCAAATAGGAATAATTTTGTCCAATACCCCCTCACCTTTTATGTTATTTTTAAATCTCCAAAATTTAACACCGTCTTGTTCGTTTTCTCTGTCAATAACTTTAACAATGTAGAATTTTTTTGACCTGTATTGTCTTGCTAATTCTTTATCAGAAGCAACACCACTCATATTTAATCCTTCAGCAACTTCATTTAATGGTGAACGATCACCATCTTGTGCTGGATCATATAATTTAAGCCAATTACCATCAACTTGAAGTTCGTGGAACTTTACTTCAACAAATGGAGAAGAACCATCCTTTGTTGGGAGGATACGAATTCTTTTTTCTTGTGTTTTAACACCTTTAGGTAAGACAGTCGTGAAATACTTTTTCATTCTGTCTTCTTGTGATACTTTGTTTGAGTTGCCACTTGTGGCTTGTTTGTTTTTCTCGTACTGCGCAAGTACTGAATCTAATGTAGACATGCTTTAAAATTTAAATGTTTATAAAATGATTATGATAAAATATAAATAAAAAAAACCAGATTCGGAAATCTGGTCTTAGTTTTTTTTAAAAAAAAATTATTTTACTCTAATGTTAACAAATATTTCATTTTTTGAACTAAACCTAATATTTCATCCCTTAAATTCAACAAATTTGTATCTTCAGGATCTATTTGTGAGGTCATTTGTTTCAATGCCTGACATATTGCTTCCGCCATTTCCATTGGTTTAGCCTCTGATAAATTAATTAAATTTATATTTTTTGTTTCATCATCAAGTTTAAATCTACCGTATTGACCCATTGCCTGTTCAACAAATTCATCCATTAAATCATCCAATTGTTCTCTAATTTTTGCAAACGATTCGTGTCTGGCGATACTTTTAGTCTGCCAATGAAAAATCTTTAATTGTGCATGTAATCCTATAAATAAATTTATATTAGAATTTATATTCATCTTCTTGTTGATCGGGGTTAAAAGATTGTCTTATTGCATCGGTTGAATAACTTTCAACATCACTTTTTGTTAAAACATATTCATTTTTACCTGATGCCCTCATTTGATCTTGTTTATTAGCGAAAAATTGTTGTGGATTTTGATTAAATGGATACGAATCTAACGAACGCATTTCAAGTCTTTCTTGTGGAGTTTTTTCTTTCAATGTTTCCATTTTAGAATCCAATTTATTTATTCTATCCATCACCATATCCATTTGTGATAATTTTTGTTCTAAATCAGTTAATTTAGAAAAAACATCATCCATTTTATTTATGACAGATGAATTGTCTTGTTTTCTATCTTCTAATTCTTTTTTAACACTTTTGGTCATATTAACCAAATCAGTTATATCAATTTCTTCCGTATCTGTAGTCGGAGCGGGTCCTGCAGCATCAGTTGGTGCCCCTCTCGCTGCGGAGTCTGGAGGAGGTATTGCACCGGGTGGTGGTGCACCCGCATCAGGAGGTGGGGGTGCCCCCATATCACCTGGTGGGGGAGGTGGAACGTCTTGTTCCATTATTAATTTATTTGCGTATCTATTGATACTCCTAAAACGTTCTAATTCTTCTTGTTTTGTATTTTTTGCCATAGTATTAATCTTGTAATAATTGTCTACCGTCTTCGGTAATATATTTTTTATTTATTCTTTCTACTATACCATCTTTAGATCTTATCACATAACATTCTCCTGTTTGTAAATCACACTCTTCTCTTTCCATACCATCACTAGATACATTTTTGATAGTTTTTGGATTTAAAAATTGATCCATTGTTTTGTTTAATTTTGAATTATCCATAACTTTTTATTATAAATATTCTAAAAACTTGAATATTCTCAATATAGTTTAAAATAAACAATATCTCCATCAATTAGTCCCAAATCCCTCATTAGTTTATCTGACATACAAATACCGTATCCTTGTAATAATGGACCCACATGTACAGGTCCGGTTACTTTTTTAACTGTGGAATTTAAATCATATGATGGTGATACAAATACTTCTTTATTATTTTTAGGATTTATAAATTTAGCATTTGCGGTAATAATTTTAGATCCACTAATAACATTAGGTGTTTGAAATCTAGTACCATAAAAATATGAAGTACTACTACTATCTTTTATTTCACCCCATAATAATGGTTTTGGTTTAGGATCTGTTTTAATGTTATTGATAACACCCATTGTCATATCATCATCAATTTTATATATCCCTCCACCCATTTTAACTACCGCCGCTCTTAACCATTCATAATTCTTATCAGGAGATGAATAGTTTTTATTTTCAATTAATTGTATATATTTTTCACCAGTTGTTTTATTATCACTAAATCCATTATACGGTACACCAAAAATATTAACACCCGACCTGTGTACTAATGTTTCACCATTAAATGATTTACCAGATAAGTCTACTGTCACTGTCCTTCCATCTTGTACTGTTAATGATATTTCACTTTCAGGTCTCTTTATTAATGATTCTTTAACCTTTATTTGTGCTTTATTTACTATGGACTCAAATAAAGGTCTATAGGTTGCCATAGTGGCCTCTTTTGGATCAGGTAAAGACGCGTATGGTATTCTTGTTCCCGTAAAATTTGTTGTTATATTATTATTTCTTATAGAATGTGTAACCTCCGTAATCCAATACGTACCTTTAAACATTGGAATATTTTTAAGATAAAAATACATTGTTGGTTGTATCATGACGTTACCCATAGAACTAACTTGACATGTATATGAAGATTGTCTGTATATGTCATATAACCCAATATCTACTTGATATGCATTTGCACCTGATTCAGATCTACCTAAATTTTCCATTGCAATAAATGATTCGGTAGTATTTTTTAATGATGATTGGTCAAGTTGTACTCCTTTAAAAATGCCTTGATTTTGATCACCAAAACTTACCTCGAATGCAACGACTCTATTTGATTTTGATAATTCAGCATTATCAAATACAGCAGGTGCGGTTATTATTAATGGATTTCTATTTTGATCTTGTATATTAAAACTGTCATCAATAAATTTATAATCTTTATTATATTTGTTAAGATCCAAATGTTTTGATGTTGGTCCAGTATATTGTAAAATTACTTTGGGTGACGATTCTTGATAATCAACTTCTAAAAACGTACCAAACAAATTTTTGGCTAATTTTTTGGAAGGAATCAATTTAACTTTATTACTATAATTTGCACCATAAAAATTTATATATGAGGGAAGTACTCTCATATCAAATCCGGTACCTTGTATTAAAACAGAAATAACACTGTATAAATTTAATTTTTGATTTTTTGTGTCACCTAATGGTATTAATTTTTGTATATTAAAATACGCATCAGAACCAATATCTTTGTTTGCCTTATCTAAAAATAAAAATTCTTCAAATAATAATCTTTGACCGATTGAATTACCTCCAATCCACTTATCATTAAATGACTTGAAAAAATTATATGTTTCTAGTTTTAATATTTCAACACCAAAACCACTAACTGGTGTCATTCTTTGTGCATCTGTTGTTTTTGTTAACTTACTAAACTGTGAAATTAAATTTTGTAAAAATT